ATTATTAGCAAATGTAGGTAATAATACTGGATTTGAACAATATAAAGGATTTAATTTTGCTATTAAGGCTGAAGAAAATTTAGGCGCCCATCAAAAAATTGTTGCTGGAAAACTTAAACGTAAATTTGCAGTAGCAATTGATCGTGACGGTGTAGAAATATTACAAAGTGATTATTCATTCACATTAGATCCTAATGACTTAATAGAACAACTAAAATTAATAATAGATCAACGAAATTTACAAGCTTAAATATTTATTTACATGAACGTTACATTATTTAAAAAATTAATTAAAGACGCAGTAACCGAGGCTATTCACACTGAATTACCTGGTATTATTAATGAAGCCTTAGCTAAACAAAACAAACAACAGATTAGCGAAGGTAAAACATTTAATTTTAACAGCGGTAATATACCTGCTAATGGATTACCACAAGATGTTCGTAGTTCATTAATGGCACAAATGGGAGAATCATTTGGATACTCACAACCACAAGCTAATAAATTAACAGTAATAGATGCTGTAGATGAATCTACCGGAGAACGAGTAAATCCATACTTAGCTTTTATTAATGATGCGGCTAATAATATGAGTCATGCTGATAAAGCAGGACTAAGAAATTTAGACTAATATGCCAATACCACAAACTACCAGGGTTAATCCCTTAGACTTGCAAAAAAATATTGCAATAGGGGTATCGCTTCCTTTTAATGGTCCTTCGGGTCCATTTAATAAAACGTATAGTACTAAAGAACAAATTAAATCTAATTTAATTAATTTATTACTTACTAATAAGGGTGAACGAGTATTTAATCCTGAATTTGGGGCGGATATTAGAAGAGTATTATTTGAAGGTATAACAGAAGATACCTCAGCATTAATACAAAATTTAATTACTACTAATGTTAATTATTTTATCCCTGAGGTAAATGTAGTTGATGTAGTAGTAGAACCTAATGAAGATAATAATTCTTATAATATAATATTAAAATATAGTTTAGTTATATCAGGAACAGCGGATCAAATTACAGTACAATTTATATAAAATGGCAGATAATAAAGTATCATATTTAAATAAAACTTTTAGTGATTATAAAGATAGTCTTTTTAATTTTGCTAAAACATATTTTCCTAACACATATAACGACTTCTCAGATGCAAATCCGGGAGCTATGTTTATTGAAATGTCGTCATATATGGGTGATGTTACATCATTCTATACTGATACTCAAATTCAAGAAACATTTTTATTATATGCTAAGGAAAAAGAAAATTTATTAGCTTTATCTTATGCTTTAGGTTACCGTCCAAAAGTATCATATGCAGCTAACGTTGTAATAGACGCATATCAATTAATTCCATCATCTGGTAGTGTAAGTGTACCTAATCCTCAATATGCTTTAATTATACCTGAAAATACTGTTTTAACATCCGCTAGTACTGGTACTAAATTTTTAACTACTGATAAAGTAGATTTTACTGATACTACAGATACTGAAATAACATATGTAGATGCAAGTTTTTTTCTACTTAAAAAATCAGTTAAAGCTATATCTGCTGAAATTAAATCAATAACATTACCTTTTTCTACACCACAAAAATTTCAAGTAGCTAATATTAGTGATAGTAATATATTACAAATATTAGATGCAACGGATGCTAGTAGTAATAAATGGTATGAAGTACCGTATTTAGCTCAATCAACAATATTAAACACAGCAATAAATCCAACATCTGGAAGTGATGGCGTACCCTATCTAGTTAATTATAGTAGAGTACCTCGCCGTTATGTATCTAGATTTTTATCAGATAATACACTACAATTAGAATTTGGAGCTGGAATAGCTAATGCATCAGATTCAACAATATTACCATCCCCAGATAATATAGGTTTAGGATTAGTACCAGGTATATCTACTTTAACAAATAATTATAATAAAGCATCTGTATTTTTTACACAAGAATATGGTTTAGCTCCAAGTAGTAATATAACAGTACGTTATCTTGTAGGTGGTGGAATAACATCTAACGTTCCATCAAATGATTTAACTACTATTGATAAAACAACAGCAACATTTCCTAGTGGAGTAACAGGAGGATTAGCTGACCAAATTAAAGCTAGTATAGCTTCAACTAACCCATTACCAGCAACAGGTGGTAGAAATGGAGATGAAATTGAAGAAATGCGCAATAATACATTATATGCATATCAATCTCAATTACGTGCTGTAACTAGAGAAGATTATATTGTTAGAGCATTATCTTTACCTGCAGATTATGGTAGTATAGCTAAAGTGTATGTTACACAAGATGTAGCTCAAGAATTAATTCCTACATCAACAGTAGCAACTACTGAGATGCGTAATCCATTATCATTAGATATGTACATATTAGCGTTTGATGATAGTAAAAAATTAGTAACAGCTAATACTACATTAAAACAAAATTTAGCTACTTATATCAATCAATACAGAATGGTTACTGATGCCGTTAATATTAAAGATGCATTTTATATTAATATAGGTGTTAATTTTGATATTAAAGTACAAAGTGGATATAATAATAATGACGTAATTACTAGTTGTATAGTAGCATTAAAAAATTATTTTAATATTGATAATTGGACTATTAATCAACCAATTATATTATCTGATATAGCAAATATATTAAGTGGTAGTAATATTAAAGGAGTACAATCATTAATTAAACTTGAAATAGTAAATAAGCAAGGAGGAAATTATTCTCTATATGGATATGATATTTCTGGAGCTACTAGACAAGGTAATGTTTACCCATCATTAGATCCAAGTATATTTGAAGTTAGATATCCTGATATTGATATCTTAGGTCGTGTTGTTTCATCATAAAATAAAAAACCTAATATGAACCTAGACAAATTAAAAGGACACATCCCTGATAGTGTAATCGCTATGCTACCAGAAACAATTAAAAAATTTGAACTAAACACTTCATTACGTTTAGCACACTTTTTAGCCCAAGCTGGACATGAATCAGGTGGATTTAAAGCAGTAAATGAAAATTTAAACTACGGCGCTAAAGGTTTATTAGGTACCTTTGCAAAATACTTTACACCTGATACCGCTACTTTATATGAACGCAAGCCTGAAAAAATTGCAAATTTAGTATATGCTAGTAGAATGGGTAACGGAGATAAGGCATCAGGAGAAGGATATAAATTTCGTGGCCGTGGATATATTCAATTAACTGGTAAAGATAACTATAGTGCATTCGATAAAGTAGTAGAAGAAAATCTAATTGAACAACCAGATCTAGTTGCAACTAAATATCCATTACTGTCAGCTGCTTGGTTTTTTCATAAAAATAACTTACATAAAATTGCTGATGAGGGGGCTACAGATGCAGTAGTGACTAAGGTTACTAAACGCGTTAATGGTGGTACGATTGGTCTTGCTGATCGTATTAAACATTTTAAGGAATACCACGCATTATTAGCTTAAAAAGCAATAATCTGTCATATTTATATGTAATAATCATGCAATTATGGCAATTTATAAAATATTTCCTGAAAAAAGTGCTACGCTTTATTCGTATTATCCAACCTTAAATACAGGACTTGATGAAATACTAGAGCTTAGTACCTTTCTTTCTATTGATAGTACTAATGAAGTATCTCGTATACTATTAAAATTTCCAACCTCGGATATAAACAGTGTATTTACTAATAATGTAAAAACATCTAGCTTTGACTGTTATTTAAAATTATTTACAGCAAATACTTCCCAAATCCCTTTAGATTATACAATTTATTCTCACCCTTTAGCCAGTGATTGGAATATGGGTACGGGTAGATTAGCAAATCTACCAATTACTACGGATGGTGCTAGTTGGGCATATACAAATCAATTAAACGGAAATGTATGGTTTAATCCATTATCATTTCCTAATGGCCAAACCGGATCATATAAATCTGGTAGTAACATAGGTGGTGGATTATGGTATACTGCTTCTAGTTATGAAGCTACTCAATCATTTACTTATACATCTACAACAGATAGTGATATTGAATTAAGAGTAACAAACGCTGTAAGCGCAAGCTATACTAATAAAATATCAAACTATGGGTTTATTATTAAACATAGTGGCTCAATTGAATTTACTACAGCATCTAAATTTGAAACTAAATATTTTTCTAGTACTACACATACTATTTATCCTCCATGCCTAGAAATTAGATGGAATGATTCATCATA